TGCTTTATATCTCATGTTTCCAGTGTCAAAGTCACCTTCCATACCAGTAGTAAGTGGTGCTCTCACAAAGTGTTTGAATCCATTAGGAGCATCTGTTTTGATGAAGAAAGCATCAGTATCTAATAGATAGTGGTTTACCACGTATCCATCAGGTAACATACCCATGTTTCTCATCGCATTGATGTCATTGTCAGCAGTACCGACTCTTAGAGTAGAGTTTAAAACTCTATCAGCTACAAATTGTGTATTTACAGGAATGATTAATTTTCTTCCCTGCATTGCAATTTTAAGCCCTCTTTCATCGATAAAGCCTGCAATATCAATCATTGCTTGCTCTAATGAGGTTTCGTTTAAGTCTGCATTTGTTGCACTTTTGTTGGAAAAGTTTCCACCAAGTGCTGTTGGGTGTGCTGTGTTTACTAAAGAAACACCATCACCACCAGCTGTAGTAAATGCATTGTTAAGTACGTTAGTTGCCTTGACTTGTTTTGTGTAAGCCATGGATCTTGCTAACGATCTAGTATAACGAGCAGATAAAGTGTCATACAAATTGTCTTCGACAGCCTCCTCAGTCAAACTGAATGCAAGTGCAACAGTTTCGTGAGTATATCTAGCCGTAAAACTTTCAGTAGCTGTATCAAATTGTACAGCAGCACCTTCTTGTTTTACACCAGCTTCGCCGAAGCCCATAAGCATAACTTCTTCTTCAAATGCTCTATCGCTTGATTCTTGGTCAAAGATCTCAGCATGCTCATTCTCATAACGAGAATATTCCATACCGAACAGGGCGTTTAAGCCAGGTTCCAGTTCTTTGGCCAGTTGTGCTCTATTTATAGCCATAGTCTAGTCCTCCTTATACGCCTGCAGTTCCTGTATGTGCACCCAATTCGTGGTTATTGATCTTTACAACTAAAACCGAGTTATTCGCCGTAGCGTCATTACTTGGTGTATCGTAAAAGTCCATTAACTTTAACATATGAGTAGCATTTCCAGTTGCTGCTGTGCTTGAATCGATCTCAGCATTAGACATACCCGAAGTGGTACTGCCCGCTGCCATGACCATGTTAGCGTTTGTGTGTAAGTCTGCTGCAACAATGTTGCTGCCGACTGAATCCTGTTGAGCAATATACAGTTGATCTGGATCATCTGATATAAAAGCTATAGCATCGGTTGCTGCTAGCCCGTCAGGATAATTGTTTCGGAATGTCGGTTTGCTTGTAGTCGGATCTGTGTAGAAACAACCCATAAACACACCACTAATTGCCCCTGTTATTGCACCTGCGCCACCTTTAACTTCGATGGAACCGTCAGCTTTTAACTTGACTGGATCCCCTGTAAAAAGTGCGCTTGCCCCAGAAGAGATTTTATATTTAGTAGTGCCAGTTGTACCACCAGGTGCCGAACCTAGTTTTGCAATTGGACGTAAACCGAATGGCGCATCAATATTTGCCATATTAGTCTCCTATCTAAATTTAGAGACATTGAATCTAACCATTAGACTTTTTGCCCCCAAATGTTACTCTGCTCTGCCTTTCCTGATGGATTGGCATGCTTGGGTGCTCTTCCTTATGTAAATCGTTTTCCACTGATTTAGTTTGGTCTTGAGATTTGCCAGCAAAATAGGCATCCCTATCTTCCTTGACTTCTTCAGGACATCGCATCAGTATCAAACCTCCAACTCCAATTACACCTTTATACTTACCCTCACTTACATGTGGTAAGTCAAGTCTATCTGGATATTCACTAGCCATAACTAATTCATATCCGCTTCGTAATCTACCCATGACGTTTTTTTCGTCTGATTGACCACGAAACTCACTTCTAACCCACCTATGGTGAAAACCTTCAGGTGGTTCTGGTGCATCCAAGTTAGACGGAGGTACCCATCCTCTAGGTCGAGCTTGTTTATCTCGGGTTTCGAGCTTGCGTGAGGTTTTATTTAACTTATCGTTCATATTACGCTCCTTCCTTCACGTGTTTTGCGTACTCTTCAAGTGGCACACCAAGTTTTTTTGCAATAGCTACCTGTGAGGGTGTGAGTTTCACAGTGCGGCGGCCTGATGCCGATTTTCGTACAGCTGAAGCAACAGTCTGCTTTGGCTTACTTTGATCCTCAAACTTTTGAGGAAACTCTTTTCGTATTCTACGATCAATTTCATTATAATACTCATCTGACGTTGCGTCAAATCCTTCTGCAATTAATTCGTCGTGAAAAGACATCGCAGTATACGTCATAGCTTTGTCAGTTCCAAACCATTTATTGTCTTCAGCCCACTCTTGAGCTTTAGGATCTGGTTGTCTTTGTTGTTGAGCTGGTTGTGCATCAATCGCTTGTTCAACAGTAGTATCCTCTGTTTTCTGCTCTTGTTGCGCTAATTTATTTTTTCTTAATCGTAATCTTTCTTTTTCTATGGCCAGTTGACCCATTTTTTCTTGAGCTTCTACCTGCTTTTCAACGTCTCCAGCTTCCATTGCTTGTTTTAAAGCTGACTTTAATAATGTTTCAGTAGAACTTATACTAGCTTCATCTGATGTAACTCTTTCACGTGAAGTGTTAATGGTAGTAGCTTGTAGATTTTTATTCTCTTCTTGTATTTTTTTAGCATATTCGATAGCTGCTTGTTCACGTCTTTCGGCTTCACGCATTTTACGTGTGAGTTTATCAATACGTCTTTTTACAGATTGAGAATACTCCTCTAATTCTTCGTCTTTTTTCTCTTCCTGTACTGATACTTCAGGTTGATCTTCTTGTTCAACTTGAACATCGTTTTCTTTTTTCTCTTCTTCTTTTACTTCTATTTCGACAGGATCACCCGAGGTATCTATCGGAACCATCTTGTCTTGCTCTGATTGCACTGTTGGTTGCATGGTCTCCTCCACGTTACATTATGTTAGCTGGCAGAATATCTCGAGGATCATCAACAACAGCCAGTATTTCATCGTCGTTGATTATCCTTAGCTCACCACCGTCAATACGAATACGTGATCCTGCATATCTTGTAATGAGAACCCAATCACCCTCTTTACACCAAGGGCCACTAGGAAACTTTTCTTTATCTTTATAACACTCAGGTCCCATCTTAAGAACCTTACAGATGTTTGTTGTTACTTGTGATTCTGTAACTGTATCGTCAGTTAATAACACGCCACCTTTTGTTTTACCTTGTAATTTAAGTGGAAATAATACCATTCTCCAACCAGATGGTTGTGGTATTTTTTCTACTTCATTTTTCTTTTTCTCCGCTTGTGCGCCGTCCCATACATGTTTTGGCACTATTAGTTTTGGTTTAGTCATCTTCTAGCTCCGTTTTCTTAAGCAGGTCCGTGAGTTCCTGTTCTTCTTGTTTTAACGCTGCAAGTTTACCTGTGAGATATTTATAATCATCCCATGTTTTGCAAAGTCCACTTAATATAGACTCTTCAACTTGCTTTTGTCTAGCAATTAAATCTTTTTTATATCCTGTAAAGAAGTTTTCTAGCCGCATGATTTCATAAGGTCAGCTAATTTTTTACAACGATTTGGCGTTTGTTTATTCCATCTAGAGTCAAGCATTTCATAACTTGCTCCTATAAAATTAGCTTCCTGCAGGGCTTTCCACATATTCTTAAACTTAGACACCCCTGATTGTCCAAGTTGAAAGCACATCTCCGATAAGACGTGTTGAGCTGTCTCTGGTAAATCTTTAATACCGTTTTGCGACATTAATTGTTTTGCTTGAGCGATTGCTCTGCTTAAATCTTTATCAAATACTGTTTGTAATTCTTCTTCGCTGTATTCTTTATCAGCAACGAAATTATCTGCTGGGACAACTTTGTGACCCCAACCGATAGTGTCGAACCCTTCGGTATCTTGATATATTTTGTTTCTAAAACCTTCACTTAATTTTACTGATTTTGATAATTCTTCATAACTCATGATATTTTATACCTTTTCTTTATCACACCCTGCAAAGTCTTTGCTTGTCCAGCATGAGCCTTTGATGCTTTTTTTAAACTTGTAATTACTTTTTTAACTTTTTTCTTTTGTGCCTTCTTCATTTCTTTTTAAACATTCCAATCGCGCTTGATCCAGCTTTGATGCCAAAGCTTGCTGAAATCGCAATGTACAACAAATTGTGATAATACGACGGCAGGTCTTGCAATGCGATAAAGCCTTGGTGAACATGTTCTTGTAAGGGCGTGAATACTAAAACGGCTGGAAGTAATAAAACAATTAATGCTACCTCATCTTTCCAGCTTCCCTTCATTTGATCAACGGCACTTTGCTCCCATGCAACTTTACCAGCTATCTGGTCTTCTTTAAGTTTTTGCGTTGCTTTAATTGTTGTAAGTTTTAATTCTTGTTTTGCTTTCTTTGTTTCTACAAAACCCTTGACGCCATCAGCGACGACGCCAAGTAAAGGTTTAGCAAGTAATTGCCACATAAATTCTAAATTGCTCCTATAACTATGATTACGATAATTGCTACAATTGCAGCCTTAATCCAATCCTTCATACTCCAGTCGGACCACTCTTTTAAGTGAGCCCATAGATCTTGTACTAGTTTCATACAAACCTCCTTTGTTTAAAAGGTTTTATTACTTTACGCCTTTAAAAGCAACTTTTTTGATCTGAGCGTTGCTAGTCTGCCCTTTTGGGCCCGCACCTTTGTTTTGTTTTACAACATAAGGTGAGAAAACGACTGCTGCATCAGAAGATACTTTTAAATTTGGAAAAGGGTTTTTTGTTTTTACTACTTCTACTTTTGTTTTTTTAAAATTCATTAATGTATCGTCGGTTTTACAAGTTCAATTAGGTCAAGACCACCTTGATCTAATAAATTCTTTGCCTCTTTTGCACTAAGATGATCATAAAAGAGAACTCTTGCTGCTGCCATCATAGCACCAGCTAAAAGTACACTATCTTCAGAGCTTTTACTACTATTTTTTGCTATATACATCAGCTTATCAAAGTAATCAGCTAGTTTTTCTTCTGCGTTTCCCATTTTTAGATATTCCTGCCTCATTAAGTGCTATTGCTATTGCTTGTTTTCTAGATTTAACCTTTTTTTTCGATCCGCCAATGTTTAATTTACCTTTTTTAAACTCTCGCATTACTTTTGCGACCTTTTTTTCTCTTTTTTTCACTGTTTTTGTTTATCAAGGTTTACATTTGCACGTAATTGAGCAATATCTTCGTTAGAATCTATTTTATCTTGCGCTATTTTTGCTTGTTGATCAAGTTTTGCAGCGTCAAGTTCTAATTTTTGACTGTCATTTTCTGCTTTTCTTTGAATA